AAAGTAGCAAGCCTTATTAACTGACTTGGAAATTTCTGATAAAGTCTGGTCTACATAATCAGGAGGAATGTGCTCCATAACGTCTGTGCAAAAACCATAGTCCGCAGATAGGTTCATAGGTTCCCAGAGGCATTTTTGCTCAAACCTGAAGTTTTTGTTGGGGTCTAGGCAGTTAGAAGCAAAGTCCACACCGATAACATAAAAGCCAAGGTTATGGAAGTATTGTGCTGCCCGGCCAGTACCGCAACCGAAGTCGATAATACTAGCCTCTTGCTCCATTCCCATCTTGTTGACGGCTTCAGGTACCAGAAATTCACCGGGGGAGTGCTTTCTGTACTGTGGAAACTCCCATATTTTTTCATACTTGGCTTGCTCTTGTTCTTTCATTGTATTTCCTCTAAAGGTCGGGTAGGAAATTGATATAGTGCTGAACCCTGTGGTCCAACATAGTTTATGACCTCTACACCACTACGGTCTAGGACAGTCTTTGCATCATCAAACAGTTTAGCCCAAGCCTTGTAGTTACCTGACCCAGAGTCCCAAGAATAGCCCTCATGAAAGTGTTTGGTGTCACCCATCTTCATATCAAAGCCTAGTAGTGCGATATTCTTGGCACCTTTTTGGTAGGCTACATTCAAAGCAGCATAACCGCTGTTCAGTCCATTGATAACTTCAGGGTCATTACTGAGACCCCTAGCCCTGTTCCACTTGACATAAGTAACATTAGGTATTCTGTTTTTGACATGGGTTGGCCTGCCATAGCCTAGGATAACCTCACCCTCAAACTCTTTAATATCCTTGAATGACCTTTCAGCGTAGGTCTTGTCTACAGAAACCATACAGTCACATTTGGCAACGATAGCGGACTTGTTGGCACCAATCTTGTAGCCGTCGAGTTTAGAGAAGTCGAAACCCTTGAGAGAGGGTCCACCCCCTATTACATAAGTTACTCTTCCAAGTGACATATGTAACAAACCACATCTTCACCTGAGGTGATAATTTGAGTGTTCTTAATCCTTGCATCATCCTCGTCAGTCTTACGGATTATATCACCGGCTTTAGGCTCTGGTAATGCTACATAAGATGTATCAAAGGCTGAAAGATATAACCTACGAGAACCCAAGACTGCGGACCCTTGTGGAACTTGGTCAAGCATATACTCGGATAGATAACCCTTAACCGTATAGGTAACTTCTGTGGTAGATATGCCTCCTGTGGACGTATTATAGGCCCCTTGAGTAACTACCGCTAAGGTTAGTTCTTCCCCAAGGCTGTCAATAAGTCTTTTGAGCATACGTTGCATTAGAAATACTCTTCGTCAGGCCAATCCGGGGGGTTCTTGAATTGATTGGTCCAGAAGGCGGGACTTACACGATCCGTACGGTCTCTTGTAGTATCTACGATAGTTTTATTGATACCACCAGCACTAATACCCAAAGAATTGCCATCCACTTTCTTGGCTAGGCTACGTAACTCGACAGCCTTTCGGGTAAACTGTTCAAACAGTTGTGAGTATTTAAGTTCAATATCAGCATTAAGTTGGGCATCTACATCTACAGCATACTTGGAAGCCAAGACCTCTGCACACCAAGCAGCGGTGTGATAGACCCTACCATTGTTCTCCGAAAGACCTAAGGTAATCTCTTCGTTTTGTAGTTGCTGGTTGTTAGTATCTGTGTCACCTACAAGGAGCCTGACAACATTCAGCCTACCAGCAGATGTAGATGTGTCTAGGTCAGTGTTGTCGTAACTCCACGCCATCAGGCTTCCTCAGTATTTTTGACAGGTTTTGGACGACTGTTGATAAGGTCCTCTACGATTTTCATGTAATCGTCTTTGAAAGACGGGTTATTGTAAAGGAACCTCTTGATACAGCCACGTTGACCATTATCAGAAGAAGAGCCTCTGCAACGGATTTTATTGAACTCTTCCTTGGAGGTTGTGCGCTTTTGTACAACCAGATTCACTTGCTCTCTTACTTTTCGTAGTTCGGTACTAGAAAGTTCTTCTAGGCGATAACCTAGTTTATTCTCTTTCTCCAGTTCCTTGTTATGATAAATGTAACCATTCTTGTAAAGAGCAGCGACCTTGACTTCATCATACTTCATATCGGCCCAAGGAAAGTGATCACCTTGTTCCCAGAGATGTTTACCTGTCCGGAATGGTCGCTTGACGAATACCGGCCAATCAACTTGAAATCCTAGATGTTTCGGGTGCATCTTTTTATCCTTGATGTAGTGGTGAGGAAGGCCCATTAGAGCCTCCCCCAAGGTATCCATTAGGATACGATATCTTTCCAGAAATAACCAAGTTCAGAGCCTACAATCTTCATGTCATAGGACATCTTGCACTGGATTAGTTCCTCAATACCTTCAGAACGCAGCCAATCACCACGGAAAGTCTCTACGGTAAGACCCTCAAAAGAGGCACCGGGTAGAGAGTTCCAAGCAAAAGTAAGACCAGCAGCAGGGGTCATTAGACCGGCAGTTGCAGGGGTATGAACCAGAAGGGCGTGCTTGCCTGCAATAAAGGCGTTGCTCTCAGTGGCACCTTCAGCAGCGGTGTTCTTGATTGCATCCATTACATAGAGATTATCGAGTTCAAAAATCTCTGCAAGTTTTGCCTTAGTGGTTAGTGCGCTTTGGCTAGTGGTTGCACCACCCTCGAACCGGGCTAGGATATCAGGGTGATCTAGCAGAACATCATAGACCTCACGAGAAAGGACCATAGTGTTGGGCAGTAGACCACCTGACTTGACTTGGACAGTACGCCGGGCATTACGCACATCTACGATAGGAGTAGAGTTAGTGTAGTCATCCCAAGCAACAATCTCACCAGTGGCTAGAGAACCAGACACACCACCAGCAACTTCAGTACCCCATTTACTGGTGGCAAAGAACTTGGATGCAAAGTCAACCTCACGGTCGATAAGCATACGATGGGTGAGCATCTTTGCACCAGCAGCGCGGATATCTAGTGCAGTATCCTCGTTGGCTAGGGTTTGGGCATCAAAGTCAGTCTCAAGGCCATAGACATCACAGAAGTAACTGTCGTTGGATAGTGAGAAACCTACACGCTCAGGACGAGTCCGGGGAGCAAGTAGTTGACGATCACCAGCACGATTGAAGTCTGGGCGATTATACTCGTAGTACTTATCAGACTGCTTTTGAACATCTACAACAGGAAAAACTTTACCTGCGATGAAGACTTCCTCACTTTGCATATAAGCAAGGGTGAGATTAGTCAGTGGTGCGTCTAGGTGCACCTGTGAAGGGGTTAGCATAGGCATATCTTAATTCCTTTCTTATGCAACAACATTGCCGCCGCGGAAGAAGTCGATAGTGCCACGGGTTCCAGCAGATGCAGCCTCTACAGCACGACCGATGACAACATCACCAGTAGCAGCTACAACAACTTTACCGCCATCTTCTACACCAACAAGAGCACCAGCGGTTACGCCACCAGTCCCGACTTCTACCAGAGTGCGACCAAAAACAACAACAGTTGCTGCACCCTCGTCCTCTGGGTTGTTAATTAGAATACCGTCAGCAGCATCACCATTGCCTGCTAGGACAACCTCACGAGCAGTGGTGTTTTGCTTGACAGCGTAGAATTGCTTTTCAGAAAGATCTGCCCCAGCAATCATGGTTTCATTGATAGTACGACCTGAAGTAGCCATAATTTATTCTCCTTTGTAAACTTGCTTGAGGAGTTCCTTGCCGGTGTCGGTCTTGGAAACCTCAGCATAAGCCTTGGCGCGATCACGCTTGGACAGGCCATTGTCTGTTAGGTACTTGGTTACGAGTTCATCCATTTTTTCTGTAGCAGTCTTCATCTCGCCTTCTGCATCCGAGGAACCGGCTTCTTCAAACTGCTTACCGAACAGAGCATCTAGTGAATTAAGGAACTCCATAAACTCTTTGTCATCGTCTAGGGAATCAGCGGTCTTTAGGAGAGTGACGGCAACCTCAGACTTAAGGTTCGGTAGTTTCTCTTCTGCCCGCTTGGCTAGTGCTTGTTCTTGCTTTTCTAGTTCTACTTCATGAAGACGCTTTACAAGTTCATAACGGTCATCGGACTTTACAATCTTCTGTCCCTCGAACTCAATAAAATCTTCGTCTTGCTTCTTTTCAATCTTGTCGGCACCAATGGTATAACCATTGTCGATAAGGAACTTACGGAGACGCTCATTCTCGGTTGTGAGTTTATCAGCCTTCTCCATACCCTCATCTTTCATGCCAAGAGCCTTCATGGCTTCTGCGCGGCTACAGGAGTTCTTTTCCATATAAGCCTTAATCTTTTCTTCGTCAGTCATTTTTTCGATATCCTCTTCGGAGTTATCACGCTTGAATAGGGAAACCGTGGCTTGTGCATTGGCCGGGCGATCCACTAGCGACAGTTCCTCTAGTTCAAGGTCAAGAAGGAGATTAGTCATTGTATTTCTCCCGTTTCGCACGGCCACCAATACTAAAAGCGGCCAGTTCCCCAGATTTTACGCGAGACCAAACATCGTCATCATATACCTTGAATGAAACGACCCAGCCCTCACGATCACTCTGGATGCCAACGGCTTTCATAATCTCGTCAGTGACAGGCCAAGAGTGGACTACAACACCAATTTGATTCCCGCTGTGCATGGCTTTACCGACACGGATATCTTCCATAAACTTGTTTACGGCCTTGACCATCGTGTCGGCTTTAATTACGTCGCCCTGTCGATCTACAACAGGTTCACCATTTTCAGTGATAACTGAGGCCCATCCATAGACTAACCTTTGTTCGTCATCCGTCTTGAGGATTTGGCCCTCTACAGATTTTGTCATTTCACTCACTGTGCTGCCTTTCTCCCACATCCTACAAGACCAATAACGGGCTGAGGTTTTGTCCTTAGCGGTGTCGCATTGATGCCTAGCCCTAAAGGATGCCCTAGCCTCGTCATCGTCCCTACGGATTTCCATATTGGGATCACCAAAGGTGACTCTCTTAATCTTGTCACCATCTTGGACAAATACTTCAAACTTCTTATTACCACCAGAGAGACGTCGAGGCTTGTTAAGACTTACTTGCTCGCCTTGGTATTCAGCCTTCTCAATAGGCTCTCCCCAGTCTTCAAACTCGTCCATTAGCAGGTACCTTTGGCTTATAGGTGTCTACATCAAACTTGAGTTCAGCGATATCCATAAGATCACCCACAAGTTCAGGATGGCCACTAACGTCAATACCTGCCCCGTTGATATTGCGAAGGAACCGGCTGAGATTTTCTAGGTCATGTGGGGCTACATCACCAGCAACGATATTCGGCATCAAATCATAATCAAGACCATTAAGTGCCCAGAGGGGTTCAATCAGTTGCTTGTTGATAACATCAAAAATAGTATTAAGGTAACTTTCCATAGACCGTAGAAAGAGGTCAGTCTTGGATTTACTAAGTGCGTAAGAGCCATTTGCCCCGCCACCTAGCATAAGAAATTCAGACATTAGTGACCTTGCAATATCATGCTGATATCTACGAATAATGGGGTCAATGTCGATATTACGAGTACCATTGGAAGCAATCAGGTCAATATCCATGAGGCGGATATCTGTAGGGTTTCCTTCACCATCATTGTAAGTGTCAGAAGGAAGCAAGACATAACCTTGCTCGTTAAGTTTGAGATCACGGGCTATGACCTCAGCCTGATTACGTAGGGCAAGTTGGTCTTCTGTAGCATCTGGACTTAGGTATTCGGCAGGGATACGAATTACTGGTACACCATGTAGTTCTCGTTCTACAGCAATAGCCTCGATACGCTGGAGGTCATTAAGGTATGTATAAGGTACATAAGCATTACGAAGGATGCTACGGCCAGAGGGGTCATTATTGGTTGTAGTTGTACGATAGTGCAGGAGTTTTTGAATAGGGATATAATTCTTGGAGAAACCAAACCCTACTTCTTGGAATACACCTTTTAGTTCACCAGTCTTACGGTCAATGTCAAACTCGTTAATAGTCCATTGTGCCCTTGAGGCTAGCTTACGAACACCGATGCGACCATCTGAATACTTGGAGTTTTTCTTAGGGCTACGTTTGTCTGGCCCTTGACGACGCTTATACACTACTTCAAATAGTGCGAAACCATACGATAAAAAGGAGAGGGCCTCAGAGATGTGATCATCAAGTGTGTGCTCCATGTCATCCAACACGGACTGAACAAAGTCAGATTCACGTTTAGCCTCTGGGGTGTCGTTAGCAGGCTCTACTTTGTATTTGACATCACGAAGTGTCTGTTCAGTGGCATACATGACAGCACCGATAGTGCTATCGTTGTCACGCATCTCTCTGAATTTACGGATTGCCCTCTTGCCACGCAGTTCAGGGATAAACTCGTCTGCACGTAGTTGTCCGGTGTGGGTGGACCTACCGGCTACACCCAACTCTACCTTACCAAGAGACTCACTGATCTTTTGCATTTTCTACCTGTTTAATGTAGTCTTTGGCTCTCTGTAGATCACGCTCCACAGCTTTGCGGCAATGATCCGGGTCCCAGACAAAGATAAAGTTAACTACTTTTTCTAGTGTCTTGAAACTTTCTCGGTGTGACCTGCCAGAGACACTCTCATTGGCGCTAGTATCTTGAGGGCGTGGAAAGAATGTCACTTGCAATAGTTGAGAGAGGGCATCACCAATATTGATAAGTCTTTTATTTAGATTATTCAAAGGTGTTCTCCCCATCTCTTGGTGACAGATTAAATAAACAGCGCGTCAACTTGTTCGTCTGTCATACCAAGGGACACCCGCAGCCCCTCGATCAGCGGGGAGTCTCTGCGCACATTCGGTGCAGTCAGGGCGTCAAATACCGCGTCATCCTCCGTAATCG